ATGTTCTGAAGATCGACGAGAGACTGGAGTCTTATAAGTCTATTGTTAAGACTCTTATCCACCCTGCTGGTTTGGCTCTGTTCGGTGAGTATGATATTCGTAATGAGTTTGATATCAGTGTTTCTCTACAGTCTATGGTCAAGATCCTCGTGGTCAACGTCCAAGACGAGTTCACTACAACATCAAATATTACAGCGAAAGACTTCGGTAAAGCTGTTACAGATTCTGTAACTGTTCCAGATTCTTGGACTAAACTTTTACACAAACCTATTACCGATGCTGTAACTCCAAGCGAGGCAATTTCAGCTAAGGATTTCGGTAAATCATTAACTGACGCTACACTTGGATTTACTGAGGTTAGAACGTTTACTATGAGTAAACCTCTAGCTGACAGTTTAACAACCCCGACAGATACGGTCACCGCTAAAGATTTCGGTAAAGCTGTTACTGATTCAGTTGCTCCAACAGAAGCGCATGTTATAGCACTAAACAAACCTCTAGCAGATACTCTTTCTACACCAACTGATACGATCACTGCTAAGAATTTTGGTAAATCACTATCTGAGTCTATCAGCGCTCCAGTTGATGTTATTTCAGCTAAGGTTCTAACAAAACCATTAACTGATTCAGTTGCTACACTTGATGTAGCTACAAAACTGTTTACAAAAGTGGCTTCAGATAGTATCAGTCTTTCTGACACCGATACTCTGGCGTTCACTAAATATACAAGCGATACTCTGTCACCGACAGACAGTGGTAATTTATTCTTTAACCCATATGTGGCAGACCCATATCCAACTAATTATTGGGAAGCTGACTATACTGCGGGCGAATCATCGTTCTAACTAAGGAGATTTCAATGGATCTACAAGAAAATATGAAGGTTACTGGCGAGCTGTCTATCGTCGTTCGTGACTTCGAAGGTAAAATTAAACAGACTCTACACGTACCAAACCTAGTTGTTACCAACGGTAAGAACTACATCGCTTCACGCATGGTTGGTGTTGCTTCTACTGTTATGAGCCATATGGCTATCGGTACTGGCACTGCTACTCCAGTTGTTGGCGATTCAACTCTAGGTGTTGAAGCTGGTCGTGTGACTCTATCATCTTTCACGGCATCAGCTAACGCAGTTACTGCTACTGCTACTTTCCCAGCTGGTACTGGTACTGGTGCTATCACTGAAGCAGGTATCTTCAACGCTGCCTCTTCTGGTGCGATGCTATGCCGCACAACTTTCCCTGTTGTTAACAAAGCATCTGGCGACTCTATCGCTATCACTTGGGTTATCACTGTAAGTTAATGTAAATGCAAAACTCATCTTCTCTTCTTAAAGACATTCTGCACAATTCCATTGCAGAGGGTCTTTATAACGAAATTGTAACAAGAACCTCGAGATATTACTACTTCTTGGGTAAGACTCTTTCTTGGGAAGATGAGCTCACACCACCTCTTCCTGTCGATAGTTTCGCGTATGAGTTAGGAACTCGTAACGAAATTATCACGATGAAAGAGATTAAGCCAACTGACGTAGCATTTGTTGTTCCACGTTATAGCTGGCAACCAAACGTCGTCTACGACATGTATGACGACCAGTATTCTAAAGAGGTTCAAGGTATCAACTTGATCTCTGGCGGTCAGGGCTATGGCTCTGCGCCAACAGTTTACATCGGAACTGCTGGTTCTGTAAACTGGTCTGCAAGCACCGTGGTATTTGAGAGCAACTTCCTAAAGACGTCAAATGGTAACGGTGGATTCCGTTACTACGTAGTCACTTCTGGAGGTACTACTGGCGCTACTGCACCCACTCACACTGAGGGTACTGTATCCAATGGATCTGCTCAGCTTCTTTTCGTCAATGCTACTGATGGTGGTGGTACTGGCGCTGCTGCTGTTGCTTCTGTTCTTGACGGTCGTGTTATCGATATTGAACTAACCTCACGTGGCGATGGTTATGTTGCTGCGCCTTCTGTAGTTATCGTTGGTGGATCTGGATCGGGCGCACTTGCTACAGCTAACGTTGTTATTGCTCCATCTGGCGCTCAGCGTCTTGAAGATAGCCGTTTCTATGTCATCACTGACGAATTCAACGTCTATAAGTGTCTCGATAACAATAACAACGCAATCTCTGAGTACAAACCAATCGGTACTACTGTTGATCCAGTAACATTCCCAGACGGTTACATGTGGAAGTTTTTGTACAACATTCCTATCGCTCTAAGAACTAAGTTCTTGACTGACGAATATGTACCAGTAGTAACTGCTCTTCGTAATCAGTTCTACTCAAATGGTAACATTCAGACAATTCGTGTTGACCAAGCAGGTTCTGGTTACACGTCTGCAACAATTTCAGTACAAGGTGATGGTTATTTAGAGGCTGACCCTTTATACTTAACTTCTATCACTCTTGGTGCTGGTGGATCTGGCTACACTACTGCTACGTTAAACGTTGCTGCTCCATTCACAAACGTAAACCCATGGACTGCAAATATTCCGTTGTTCTTGGGTCAGAAGATATCTTCTAACAATAACATCTATGAAGTTGCTGTTGCTGGAACTTCTGGTAGCGTTTCTCCAGTACATCGTTATGGCACTGTTGCCAACGGAACTTCTGCTCTGAAGTATATCGGTACTACAGCAACTGGTGCTGTAACTCTAAGTGGTGGTGCTGTTTCTGCCATTACTCTTTACGGTATGGTTAGAGAAGTAAACCTAACTACTGGTGGTTCTGGGTACACTTCTGTTCCTTCAGTTAACTTTACTGGTGGTGCTGGAACTGGAGCAACAGCAGTTGCTGTTTTGCAAAATGGTAGCGTTACTAAAGTTATCATCACTGATGGTGGCGATAACTTCACTTCAATCCCGTCTGTAACTTTTGGTACTGCTTGGACTGCTTCTACTGTTGTTACTTTTGGTCAACAACTTTACGTAGCTAACCGTCTTTACACTGTGACTGTTGCTGGTACTACTGGTACCACTGCTCCAACTCACCTATCAGGCTCAGCTTCTAATGGTACTGCTACTCTAGCGTATGCTGGTCAACCAGCTACTGGTACTGCAGCTATCAAGTATGGCGCTGGTTACTCTGCTCTCCCAGATGTAACTTTTATCGGCGACGGGGATGGTGCTCTAGCTTATTTCTCTGGCGTTAAGTCAGAAGCTAAACTCGTCCCTATTATTGACGCTGATCAATTGGTTGGAGTTCAGATTGATGATGGTGGCGTTGGTTATACTTACGCAACTCTAACAGTAAATGGCGATGGCACTGGCGCTGAAATTTCAGCTGACCTGTCTCCAGGTGATGTTAACACTCTACAAGCTAACATTGAACTTCTTACTATCGATGGGCGCATCATGTCAGCGCCAGTGATTTCTGGTGGTTGGGGTTATGCTGCTGCTACTGTTACTATTGAAGGTGATGGTACTGGTGCTACTGCTAATGCTGTTATTGGCGCCCAAGGTGAGATTAAAAAGATTGTTATTACCAACTACGGACAAAACTATCGTTGGGCTCGTGTGACAATCAACGGTAACGGATTCGGCGCTAAAGCACGTGCTGTTATCACTCCATATGGTGGTCATGGTAAGTTTGCGCTAAATGGGCTTTACGCTAAGACTTTGATGTTCTACACAAACATCTCTGGCGACAAGAACCAAGGGTTTGATGTTAATAACGATTACCGTCAGCTAGGCATCATTAAGAATCCAGCGAAGTACGGAAGCACCAACACATTAACTGCTATCGCAGCTTCTGCGTGCTGGGTTGTTTCTGGTGCTATTAGCACTACTTTCTTCCCAGCTGACTCTATCGTTTCAGAGACTTCAACTGGTAGAAGATTTAGAATTGTGACAAATACTGGAAGTGCTGCTCTAATACAATCGTTAGATAACTTTGTGCCTCAGATCGGTACAACTTTCACTAATGCTGGCAACTTTACTTTCACTGCAAGCGCAGTCACTCCACCTACAGCAGATAAATATTCTGGTGATTTATTGTTCATCGATAACAAGGCAGCGTTTACTCCAACAGCTGACCAGTCAGTTACCCTACGAACAGTTATTCGTTTCTAACGAATAAATATAACAGATAAAGACCTAGGACAAAGAGTTAAAGAATGATCGATTTCAACACAGAACCATATAATGACGACTTTGACGAGAACAATAAATTCTACCGAATTTTGTTCCGTCCGAGCTTTGCTGTCCAAGCACGTGAACTTACTCAGATGCAGACTATTCTGCAGAATCAGATTAAGAAACACGGCGACCATATCTTCGAACAAGGCGCGATGGTTATTCCAGGTCAAGCGTCTATCGACTGTAATGTTTCTTATGTGAAAATTCAGCCACTTTATGCTGGCGCGGTTGTTGAAACATACATCAACAATCTAGAAGGTCTTGTTATTGTTGGCGATAGCGGTGTAACTGCTCAGGTTATCAAAGTTGTGAACGCCAGTGGCGCTGAGTTTGCTACTCTATACGTTCGTTACACAAGTTCTGGCGATGATAACGAGACTAAAGTTTTTGATGACGACGAGATTCTAACTCCAGAAGATCCAACTCTAGCTGCTTATACTGTTCAAGCGGTTTCAACTGATGCTACTGGTATCGGTTCTCTAGCTTCAATTGAACGTGGTGTTTACTACGTCAACGGTCACTTTGTCCTATGCGATGCGCAGTCTATTGTTCTAGATAAGTACAGCGGTACTCCTACTTACCGTATCGGTCTAGATGTCGATGAAAGACTAATTACTCCAGAAGATCCAGGATATGAGATGCTTCTGGATAACGCACAGAACAGCTACAACTTTGCTGCTCCAGGTGCACACCGTTACTACATTGACCTCACTCTAACTAAACTTGCTATCGATAGCACAAACGATGCAAACTTCGTTGAGTTGCTTCGCGTCGAAGGTGGTCAAATTAAACGTCACGTAATCACTACTGATTACTCTGAGCTAGAGAGAACTCTTGCTCGTCGTACTTACGATGAGTCTGGTAACTACACGGTTCGCCCATTTAACATTGACGTTCGTGAACATCGCAACAACAATCGCGGTCAGTGGGCACAAAACAAAGCATACCTCATCGGCGATGTTGTTATCAACAATGGTGTGTTCTACGTTGCTAAGAACTCAGGTACTTCTGTTAATATTCCGCCAACGCACTCTACTGGCACTGCATATGACGGTCCAGGTTCTACTGGTATTCAGTGGGAATATAATCAAACTCCTTATTTCAACCGTGGTATTTACGATCCAGAAGATGGTGGTGATGAAGCCAAACTTGCTGTTGGTCTAGAGCCAGGAAAAGCATACGTTCAAGGTTATGAGATCGAAAAGATTTCTACTGAGTATGTTGATGTTGATAAATCAAGACAAATTGTTCAAGTTGATAATGCTGTAGTTCCAGCCACTGTCGGTAACTATATTCTTGTAACTAACCTAAACAAC